AGGAATTAAATTATGGCAAACTCAACCTCAGCTAGTTTAAAATTAACAGTCCAAACAACCGGTGAAAACTCAGGTACGTGGGGAGCTTTTACAAATAGTAATCTACTTGTATTAGAACAAGCTATTGGTGGATATGCTGGCATTGCATTAAATGCAACAACAGGTGCAACTTTAACATTTTCTAATGGTGTTGTATCTAATGGTAAAAATCAAGTTATAAAATTAACAGGAACTATAACTGCAAACGTTAATGTAATTATACCTAATTCAATTGAAAAAACATACATAGTTGAAAACGCTACTTCTGGTGCTCACACAGTAACTGTTAAAACCACTTCTGGATCAGGATTTACTTTTGGCGCAACTGAAAAAACTCGTGCTATTGTTTATTCAGACGGAACAAATGTTGTTGAAGTAATAAATAATACACAGAATTTATTAGATATAGCAAACGTAGCTAATACAAACGGAAACTTTATTGTAGGAGATGGAACTAATCTTGTTGCTGAATCTGGTGCTACAGCTAGATCATCCATAGGATTAGGTACAGGAGACAACGTAGAATTTGAAGACACTCAATTAGATTCTCTTGGAGTCGGAGCTGCTGCTTCAGGTACAACAGGGGAGATTAGAGCCACTAATGATGTGACTGCTTTTTATTCTTCAGATGTTGCACTTAAAGAAAATATTGTTAATATACCTAATCCATTAGAATCTTTAAAAAAATTAAATGGAGTTTTATTTGATTGGAAAAAAGATTATATAGACAGTAGAGGTGGTGAAGATGGTTATTTTGTTAGAAAAAAAGACGTAGGAGTTATAGCTCAAGAGGTAGAAAAAGTTTTACCAGAAGCTGTTGCTCAAAGATCTGATGGTGTAAAAGCTGTAAAATATGATAGATTAACTTGTCTATTAATTGAAGCAGTTAAAACTTTAAATGACAAAGTAGAAAATTTAAGTAAGGAGAAAAGTTAATGTCTGTACCTAGCACTAATACTAAATTATCAGGAATTCAAACAGAATTTGGTGGATCAAATCCAATATCTTTATCAGAATATTATTCAGGTGGTCCTTTAGTTCCTTCAGGAGTACCCGCTCCAAACGGACCTATTCCAAGTTCAGGGACAATTACAATGGGTGATTTTAGAGGTGCTACTAATGCATCATTTGTAGCTGCAAGTGGTGGAGCAGTAACAACTTCTGGTGATTTCAAAATTCATGTGTTTACAGGTAATGGAACTTTTTCTGTTTCTAACGGCGGTAATGCTGCAGGATCTAATTCAGTTGACGCTGCAATTGTAGCAGGCGCTGGCGGTGCTGGATCTTTTTATGGCGGTGGTGGAGGAGGCGGTGGTATCGTTCTTGATAGTGATGGCTATGTCGTATCAGCAAGTCCCGGAAGTTATCCAATCGTAATCGGTGGTGGTGGAAATGGTCCAAATAATGATAGTACACCTGGAACTTCAGGATCTAATTCAACAGGTCTAGGCTATACAGGTTTAGGCGGAGGCCAAGGTGGTGGCGGTGGTGGTGGCGGTGGTGCTGAAGCCGGCGGATGCGGCGGCGGTGGCGGAGGTGGTCAACCTGGTAGTACAAATGCAACTCAACCCGGACAGTCTAGTCCAGGAGCAACAAATTTTGGTAATGGCGGAGGCCCAGGTAATAATGGATCTGGTGGTGGTGGTGGAAATGCTGCAGGATCAAGCGGCCCAGGCGGTGGCGGTGGAGCAGGGAAAGATGTATCTCCTACAGTAGGACCTGCACCTGTAATTCCTAACTCTGGAGTTTATTCACGAGGTGGTAATGGACAAGGTGGTGGAGTAATTGGTGGAGCGAATACAGGTAATGGAGGCTACGGAGATAACTTTGGTAGTGGTAGAGGAGCCGGAGGATCAGGGGTTGTAGTTATAAAATATAAATTTCAATAGGTAAAAATTATGGCACATTTTGCAAAAATAAATGAAAATAAAGAAGTCTTATCAGTTAATGTAGTAGACAATGAAAATGCTACGGACGAAGCTACAGGGCAAGCATATTTAGAAACACATAGTAATTGGCCTGCAAACATGTGGATTCAAACTTCTTACAATACACAAGCTAATCAACACAGATTAGGAGGCACTCCTTTTAGAGGAAATTATGCAGGGGTGGGTTCTGAATGGGATGATGTTAATCAAATTTTTTGGCCTTCACAACCATATTCATCTTGGGTAAAACATATTGACTCTGCTTCATGGAAATCACCAATTGGTGATGCACCAGATTTAACATCTGAACAAACTTCACAAAATGAAGCTAACACTCATATATGGGGTTATGTTTGGAATGAAGATGGACAGACTTGGGACTTGACAGATATAAAAGAATAATTAAAAATAGTGGTGGTATGGAAAAGAAAGTATTAAGCGAACAAGCATTATATGTTGGTGATGTTTCAATGCCTAAAGGTTTTGAAATTGATAGAAATGAATTAAGAGCAAATATTTTAGAATCATCTGTTGATAATACAGATTTTAAATTTTCAAGAAGTTGGGATAAGTTAAATACTTACATACAAGAAAATATGAATCTTAAGTATAATCTGAAGTTAAGACAAAAATTATCCTGGGGAAATTTTTATAAAGCTTCAACTAGTACTCCACCTTTATTAGAAGTAGATTTAATGAATCTTAATAACTCTGCAGATTTTGTATTGTTATATGGGGTAAAAGTAAAAGATTGTTTAGTAAAAATTTTTTATGAAGACAATAGACGAAAAGCAGAAAGTTGGGATATAGAATTAATTAACAATATGTTCATCATGTTTCCATCAACTAATAGATACTACATAGCTAACAACTCAAATGATTCATTAAATTTTGTGCAAACAATAACTTATGAAAGTTTATAAAAATTTTTTACCAAAGAAAGAATTTACAAAACTACAAACTTTTATGATGGGAGGTTATATGCCTTGGTATTTTAATGATGGTGTAGTGGATAATACAGATAAACATTTTCAGTTTACATTTATCTTTCTTAAAAATGGAAAAAAGAATTGTGAAGAATATTATTTTAATTTAATGCAGCCTCTTTTAAACAAAATAAAATTTAATAACTTTAATAAAATTAAAGCAAATTTACTAACTAAAGATATAAAAAATAGAGAACATGGTATGCATGTTGATCAACCAAAAGGAACAACAGGTATATTTTATATAAACACCTGTAATGGATACACCAAGTTTAAAAATAATAAGATAATAAAAAGCAAAGAAAACACTTACGTAGAATTTGATTCCTCACTACAACACACAGGATCTTCTTGCACAGATAAAAAAACAAGAGTTGTTATCAACTTTAATTACTCATGAATTTATATAATTATTATTGGTATTTTAAATCTGTTATACCACCTAAACTTTGTGATGACATAATTAAATATGGATTATCACATTCAGAAACTATGGGCATAACAGGTGGATATGATGAGAATAAATTAACTAAAGATCAACTTAAAGATATAAAGAAAAAAAGAAATTCTGATTTAGTTTGGTTAAATGACACTTGGATTTATAGAGAATTACACCCTTATATTTATGCAGCAAATAGTATGGCTGGCTGGAATTTTGAATGGAATAGAACAGAATCTATACAATTTACAAAATATAAATTAAATCAATATTATGATTGGCATTGTGATAGTTGGGATAGACCTTACCAAAAAAAAGAAGGAGATCCTGATAACGGTAAGATTAGAAAATTATCTATGACTTGTCAATTGACAGATGGCTCCGAATATAAGGGAGGAGAATTAGAATTTGATTTTAGAAATAATGATCCAGATAAAAAATCTAATATACATAAATGCACTGAAATATTACCTAAAGGTTCTATTGTTGTATTTCCATCATTTGTGTGGCATAGAGTTAAACCTGTAACGAAAGGAAAAAGATATTCATTGGTAATGTGGAACCTAGGATATCCATTTAAATAATATGTTTAAAAAGAAAAAATATACAGTTATTCGTAAAGCAATATCAAAAGAACTAGCTACATTTATTGCAAATTATTTTAATATGCAAAAACAAGTTTATGATACTTGTAGAACACAAAGATACATATCACCTTACGAAACTATTATAGGTCATTATGAAAATCAGAATCAACAGATACCAGAAACATATAGTCAGTATGCAAATATTGCTATGGAAACTTTAATGTTAAAATGCCAGCCTAAAATGGAAAAAGTTACAGGATTAAAGTTATACCCTGCATATACTTACGCAAGAATATATAAAAAAGGTGATGAACTTAAAAGACACAAAGATAGATTTAGTTGTGAGATATCTACTACTATGAATTTAGGTGGAGATAATTGGCCAATTTATTTAGAGCCCTCTGGTAAAAAAGGCATGAAAGGAACTAAAATAGATTTAAAGCAAGGGGATATGTTAGTTTACTCTGGCTGCGAGCTAGAGCATTGGAGAGAAAAATTTAAAGGTAAAGAATGTGTTCAAGTATTTTTACACTATAATAATAGTAAAACACCTGGCGCTAAAGATAACTTATTTGATAAACGTATTCATTTGGGACTTCCTTCTTGGTTTAAAGGATAGTATATTATGATGGAGACAGGACACCACCACATACCTCCTGTCTCCTTTATAATATTATGTCAATTCTAAAAAGATTTGTTAATGAATGTTTGGAGGATATTACATATCCAAAGACTCCAAGATCGTGGCATGTAAAAGGCAGATTAAAAGATAAATCTAATCAAATATTTAAATTTGATGTTAGAGGGATGTCTAAAGTACAAAAGCAAAAATTAGAAAAAACAGGTAATACAAAGTCCACTGCAGATAAAATGGTATTTGAAACAAGTACTCATTGGGTTATTTTTGATACATTAGAGATAAAAAAATATATAGAAGAATACAACATTAGAGATATATTATTTCAAGATTTACTTGATAAATTAGACTGGAATATAGTACTATCAAAAAGCTAAAAAGCTTATATAATGAGGAGCTATGCTACAAAAACTTAATTTTAAACCAGGATTTGATAAACAAGTCACAGACTCAGGTGCTGAATCACAGTGGGTTGATGGAGATTTTGTTAGATTTAGATATGGATTGCCAGAAAAAATAGGTGGCTGGTCACAATTAACTACAAGTAATAATACTTTACCTG